AGCTTCCTCTGTTGTTCTCGTCGGCACCCGCAACGCAGCTACGACTTCCGGCGCCTCTCGCGGCGTGATCGTTGGCATCGGTGTGAATGCTGGCAATGCGGGTTCGTCTGCTCCGTTGGGAGCTGATCCCGATGCGCTCGGTACGATCTCGATTCCGGCTACCAAGACCAAGGCCTACTTCGTGTGGGTCTGCGACGATCCGACGACGGTCTTCGAAGCGCAAGCCGACTCGATCGCTGCAACTGCCTTCAACAAGAACTGCCCGCTGTTTGTCGCTACTGCCCCCTCCGCCCCGGCCTTCAACTCGGCCAGTTACGCGCAAGGCTCTGCCGCCAACACGACGCAGGCTCTTCCGCTGAAGATCATCGGCGCACCGAATCGGCCGGATAACGACCTGACCTCTCCTGGCACTTACGCCAAGGTCTACGTCATCTTCAACCAACATGAGCTGGGCGGTCCGAACACCGCTGGCGTTTAAGGAGTAAAAAGACATGGCTGGCGTTATTTCCACTAGCAACCACCCTAAGGCACTCTGGCCGGGCGTCAAGGGTTTCTGGGGTCGTACCTACAACGATCATGTGACTGAGTACACGGATCTGGTCGACACTGATACTTCCGATAGGGCCTACGAAGAGTTTGTGCAGATCACGGGCTTTGGCCTTGTTCCGGTCAAGCCGCAAGGCAAAGCTGCTGAATACGACTCGGAAACTCAGGGGCCCACCACTCGCTTCGTCCATGTGGCGTATGCCCTCGGCTACATCGTCACGCACGAAGAGCTGCAGGACAACCTCTACATGGAGGTCAGCAAAACGCGGGCGACCAGCAATGCTCGTGCCTTCCGCCAAACGAAGGAACGTGTGGTCGCCAATATGTACAACCGGGCGTTCTCCAGTTCCTACCTTGGCGCCGATGGTAAGGCTCTGTGTGCGACGGACCATCCGAACGTTTCTGGCGGTACGTACTCGAACAAGCTCACGGTCGACGCTGACCTGTCGGAAGCCTCCGTCGAGGACATGCTGATCCTGATGATGCAGGCGACGGATGATCGTGGTTTGCTGATCAACCTGATGCCTCGCAGCTTGCATGTGGCCCCGGCAAACTGGTTCAACGCGAATCGCATCTTGAAGTCGGCGTACCAAACCGGCAACGCGAACAACGACATCAACGTCCTGAACGCGACGAATGCCTTGCCGATGGGTGTGAAGCTGAATCACTACTTCACGGCGCCGCAAGCCTGGTTCGTTCGTTCAAATGTCGAAACCGGCAAGGGTCTACTGTACCTCGAGCGCGAAGGTATTACGTTCGAGCAGGACAATGACTTCGACACGAAGAACGCTAAGGCCCTGGGCTATGAGCGTTATTCTGTCGGGTTCGTTGATCCGCGCGCCCTCTATGGATCGAATGGGCCGTAAGGACTGGTAAGGGGTGGGGTGGCGTGATCGCGTTACCCCATTGTAATATGTTCATAACTCAACTCAAGGAGAATCAAATGGTCGCAAAGAAGAAAACCCCTGCACGTCCGGCTCCCGCTCGTCGTCCCGGTAAGTGCTGAAAGCAGCAATAACCTTACGAGCTAAGGCTCGTTAATCCAATAACGTAAGGAGTTTTATCATGGGAAATCCCACTCGCTTCAAGAATGGCGTCACGAACAACGGTATCAATACGCCTACCGGAAACCTGACTGTTCCGGATCGCAACAATCTGTGCATTTACCAGAATGACTTCCTGCAGTATGCCGCCGGTGACTGGACCGTTGTGGCTGGTGGCGCCGGTTCGAGTACCGCTCTGTCGACCACGATCGCGGGAGGCGCACTGGCTCTCACCTGGGGTACTTCAGGCACCCAGTCCAACACCCTGACTGGCGGCGCATTCAACTTCAATCCTGCAACCTCCAACGGCAACGGTCTTCAATTCTGGTTCGAAGCTGGATTGGTCCTTCCGGCAGATACCTCCGCTCCGAACTATGTGATTGGCGCGATCAAGGGTGCCCCGACCTCCCCGTCCGACGGTGTTTACTTCACGAAGGCCGCCGCAGGAACCGCCTGGCAGATTGTGATCAAGGCCGCTGCAGCCAGCACCACGACGGTCACTCTTCCCTCCCCGGCAGTCGCAGTAAATTCCGCTCGTACGTCGATTGGTTTCTACTACGATGGTCGCGGCAATCCGACGTTGTATGTTTACTATGGCGGAATCTGCGTAGGTTCCTTTGGAGTCAACGGGACGCTCGGAACCCTGGCGAATCTTCCCGCCAATACCATTCTCCTCAATCCGACGATGGCTATCGGCACGGCAGCTGGTCCGCTCAATGTGGATTATCTGACCTGTGCTTGCGAAATCGCAGCCCGCGTGTGATGACAATGGGGGACCAGTTCCCCCACTAAAGGAGATTCAAGATGCGACCAATTCAAATCAGTAAAACGGGGACAGGCACTACTGCCTGGGTTCCGCTCAATTACTGCGATCCTAATTTCCTTGTTGGTTTGGGATTGACCGTCAGCGGTACGATTACTACCGACGTGGAGCACACTTTCGATAATGTGCAGGATTCCGCCGTTACTCCGATTGCGTTCAAGCATTCTACGCTGACTGCTAAGAACGCGAATGCGGATGGAAACTATGTGGTTCCGGTCCGAGCCATCCGTCTGAATAATACGGCAGGCACGGGAACATCCACACTAACTATCATCCAGGGAGGTATGTGATGGACCTCAACTCCGTAGGACAATTCCTGGATCTGATCCAAGATCCAGAAAAATACGCGGCGGCTCTACAGCATATGAAAGACGAGCAAGCTCGAATTAACAAGGCTATTGAGACTGTTGGTAAGGTAGCGGAAATCGAGTCGATGCACGAAGCGGCGACTGTAGCTTTGGAAGCTGCGACGAAGAAAGCTGATGAGATTCTGGCCGAAGCGGAACGAGTTGCGGAGGGCAAACGCGCTGAGTTGCAAATTCAAGCACAAGAACTCGCGGAAAAGAATGAGTCTGTTACGATCGCTCTTGCCGCGGCCCGTGACGAACTCAAAGCAGCCAAGGCGAAGACGAAGGAATTGGCGGATCGAGAGAAGCAGATTACCGTGCGTGAAGCGGATATTGTAGCGCGCACTGGATATCTCGATCAGTCCATTGCCGACTTTAACGCGAGGGCTGAGAAGCTCCGCATGGCCATTCAATAACATGAGCGCCTCCGCCGAACAAATCTCCGACTGGCAATTACAGGTTCTGATTGACGAAGCCAGTCCAACCGTCCTGTACGTCGGGGATTCGGCACCAGGCTCCGCAACATCCGACGCTGTTTGGCGTATCTACAAGATCGTGATCTCCTCGGGATTGTCCTTGAAGTACGCCGACGGCAACACTCGTTTTGACAATATCTGGGACAATCGTACCAGTCTAACTTATTAAGGAGTTTCAACATGCCTACCGCATCCTATGTAAAAGTCACTACCGCTAATGAAGATCTCGCCGAAAGTATCAATTGTGGTTCCGATCAATGGGCGATTGCCCTGACGAATACAGTTCCTGGTTCGAAGACCTTCACCTCCGGCACTACCGACCTCGCTACTTCTGGCGGCTATACCGCAGGTGGAGCGAACGTCACGACAAATTCCAGTGGGATGAATGGATCCGACTTTGTCCTTGTGCTAGCGGACCCCGCGGTCTGGACGGCAACAGGTGGAGGCTTTACCTTCCGATACGCGATCCTGGTGAATAAGACGGTCACCCAGGGCGCCAATGGAACGAACGTGGCTTATTGGGATTACGGCTCCAGCCAAGCAGTTGCTGCGGGCGAAACCGTTACGGTCGACCTGGATCAAACAGCCACTGTCGGCGTGTTCAAGATCACCTAATTCGGAGGTTCCATGGCTCAAGCAAATGATTCCATCCTGGTAACTCCAGGATCGGGAGCTACCGTAGCGACCCAACTTGCGAACAGCAAGGAATATCAGGTGATGTGTGTGGCTGATGAGGGTGGGCATATCTTGGGGAGCAAGGATGCCTACATCTACGCGATTGCCTCCCAAGTTCATGTCGCGTCAGCGAATACGATCCACTGGGATCTTTTCAATGCCGATGCTGCCCTGCTGGTCAGGGTGGTATCTATCAAGCAAATTCCAAATATCGCCACCGCTGTTACTGGTGTCGTATTCAGTTGGCAGTTGTTTCGCACATCGGCTGTCGGGACCGGCGGCTCAGCGCAGACAGCTTGGCTTCCCGACCTGTCCCAGACATCTCTCGACGCGGATATTACTTGCCGCTCGAAGCCAACCGGGGGCGCGACAACTTCCGGTAGCTCCATCAAGGACTATGCATTGAGTTCGGAAGAAACAAATACAGCAACTATCCAGATCGCTTCTCAAGGCGGTCTTGAACTGGTGAATCAATCCCTTACAGGGTACCTGACCAACGGAAACCAGCACGGTATTCTTTTGCGTCAGAACCAGGGATTAAAGTGCGTCCAAGTAACAAACTCCGCCGCCGGTAACACAGGGTGGGAAATCACCATCACCGTAGAATAAGTAATGTCCCTGCTCCTCCTCCTTCCGCATAACGAAGTAGCGAACTATGTGCTTACAGCACAGGGAGGAGTGTATAATCTAACTGGGGCTTCAGCAACAATATCGCGAACTTTTAATAGCCCGATTGTACAAACAGTTTATAATGTTGATGATTCTGGGTCTACATCAACCACCATAGCAGCGACACTAACTGGTGTAACGG